TTGCTATGTAACTGATTTACAAATCAGTGCAGAGCGCAGAACTAACCCTACACACGTTGATACTCAGCGTGTATACGAAAAGAAATTCGACAATGTTACTGGACAGTATATTGAAGGTGAAGTAGGTAACACTTATACCATTGAACGCTATATGCCAGTGCCATATGACTTGACCGTTCAAGTAGATATTTGGACCAGTAACACAGATCAAAAATTACAACTAATGGAACAATTATTAGTATTGTTCAATCCCAGCATTAATTTAAAAACCAACGATAATCAGTTTGACTGGAGTAATTTAACTTACACTGAATTAGTCAACGTAATATGGAGTGTGCGTCAAGTTCCTCAAGGCACTGACGATATTATTGACGTTGCAGCATTGAACTTTGTATTACCCATATTAATTAACCCACCTGCTAAAGTTAAACGTCAAACACTTATTCATACTATTCTCACTGAAATTAAAAAGAAACAAAACGATGATATGTTAGATTGGAATCCCAGTGATCCTGCACCAAACAAAGAATGGGTGGTTGTTACTTTTGAAAACTTAAAACTACAATTACAAATTGTAGGAGATCAAGCTATCATACTTAATAAGGCTGGTGGTAGTACTGATAACAACGGCGACTTATTAAGCTGGGCAACTGTGCTTAAACCATTTGGTTCAATGAAGCCAGGTATCAGTAATCTAAGGCTGCGCCGAGGACTAGATCCCACTGACCCTGGCGCTGATATTGTCGCTGTGATAGATAGCTTAGACGATGATCCTACTAGGTCAAATGTTGCTTATATATCAGTGGACAATGATAGTTTGCCTCCGTCAACTGACGCTGCAGTCACTGCTATTATCAATCCTACTAAGAGTGCTCCTGGTAAAAATTTACCTGCGGCAGTAACAGGACAACGCTACTTGATTTTAGAAGATGTTCCTAATAATTCATACTGGGGTATAGTAAATGCCAAAGCCAATGACATTATACAATACAACGGCAGTATGTGGATTGTATCATTTGATAGTACGAGTAATTCTAATGCTGTAGTGTTAAATACTACAACAGGGTTAACTTATGAATGGCGTAATGGACAATGGATCAGTGCTGTCGAAGGAACTTATCAAAATGGATGGTGGAGATTGTATTTGTGAAGCAGTTTAAAGGTGTGGGGGCTATTATTCTCAGTGAGCAGACTAATAAAGTTATGTCTGTTCTTCGAAGCCCTATAGAAAGTCATCCCAACACTTGGACGTTTGCTGGTGGTAAAGTAGAATCTAATGAACAACCTATAGATGCGTTAAAGAGAGAATTACAAGAAGAATTACAACTAACAAAAATTAAAAAAATAATACCGTTACATAGCTATCATAGTCGTAGTAAAGATTTTGTTTATGATACATATATTGTAGTAGTTACTAAAGAATTTATACCAGAGTTAAATGATGAAAACACTGGCTATGCTTGGACTGACATTGATAATTTACCTAGCCCTTTACATCCAAAGACTAGGCAGATGTTAAGTTCAAAGAGGTTAAAAGAAAAGTTTAAGAATTTTTATAATTGGATGGACAAAAAGAATGGCAGAAATAATACCATTTCCCAAAAAGGAACAACCTCTTAAAGTCGCAAGGTCATTGGACTTATATTATTGCTGGGATCAGCGATTAAACAATCCCTTGCTGAATACTTTGTTTAAACCAGAGATTAGTTATGTAGAGCGTTGGTATTTACAAACTCAACATTTATTAAATTTAGATGATACTGATCATCCTATTATAAAATTACTGTTGTCTACTAAAGATAACACATTAAATATATTAATAGACAACACTGAAAAAGATCTTACTATTCAACGATATTTTGTTGACAAAGACAATGTAATATCTGCAGAAGCTAATGTGCTTAAATTAAACCGCTGGAATACTAAATGGCAGGGTCTACTTCGATACCGCCAGCAACTTTAAACGATTTAGTTCCTAAATGTCCTAATTCACATGTAGTAGCTACATCTAGCCATATTGGAATCCCGACATCATTACATTGTCTAAAAAATTCAATATCCTCACCAGTGTATTGATTTACTTCTTTATCATAGCCCAATATAAACCATGGTAGTTCTAATTCTTCAAATACATCAATATTAATTAAGCAAAATCCCAAAGCCATGCATTCTACTTGTATATGACTATTAGTCTGGGCAGTTACATCTACATGAGAATTCCAGTCATAAATCTTATGCCATGCTGTAGTTATAAATGGCTCTATTCTTTTACTATAGGCTGCGCCAACTATTTGTTCATTGAACTCTAATAAATCAATAACGTGATAAGGTTGAAATTCTATATCGCTGTCAATGAACATGACATGCGTTGCTCCCCATTCTTTAGCTGCCAACACTAACTCATGTCTTTGATTTGCTATCAATGTTCCCGGACTTAAGAATAATTTATTATCTATATCATGCTCAGTTAATACTTGAGAAAGATTGTACAACGAATATGTACAACCACTGTGCATTGTATCTCGTGTAGGAATACAAATTGCTAATCGAATTTCATTATAGTTCATTTAATCTTTTTAAGTTTTAATCTCTTAGGTTGCGATGATGCAGTATCATCTTCGTCTGGCTGTGTTGTATCAATACCTACTTCTTGTTCTGCCATTACAGTGGCTTCTTTAATTGCGTTTGCTAGTTTAACACAGATTTGTGTGGCTTTGATATAAGCAGATTCAGGAAGTTTGACCATTTTAGTCATGGTTTCTAAACTAGGTTTGCCTATTGTCAATAATTCTATTGCGGCAATCTTTCCTAGATGATCAATCCAATATTCTTCTTCTGTGATTTGCCAGTTTGTTAGAATGGATTGAATTTCTTTTTGTGGTTCATTTTTAATAAAATTAACCAAGTATGAACGTTCTTCTAACAAACAACTTTGTTCAAAAGTACGTTGCTCTAGTTCTAAATCGCTGTCGATTTTTCTAATTCTGTTAATTACAGAAACTATATAACGGGCGCGAGCTACGCCTGTTAATTCAATAAAGTTTTGTCTTTCGAACTCACTCGTTGAGTTAAAAGGACATAGTGCAAATAGTTGCTCTAATACTTCATCTTTTTCATTTGGTGCTGTTTTTTGTTTAGCCATAAAAATACCTCATGTTACTGAGGTATTTATAGTGATATGTCTAAATATAAATTAGTATGCGTACGGTGTTGGTTGACCGCCGAATCTAGAACTTATACTAAGTTGAGTTCCTGCTGACTGGCCCATAAATGCACCTAGTGTACCACTAAGTGAAATATTCTGGCCGCCTGCTGGCGTAATGTTAGTATATGCTTTTCTAACACGACCCATAACAATCTCGGAACCTGTTGCTGGTAAAATCGCCATTTATAATCTCCTATGCTTTTATTTATCCTGTTAAATGGGGCCGTAGTCCCATTTAACTATAGGAAATTATAATGTTGGTTTTGTATTACCCAACTGAGCTTCAAGTGTCGTCACTTTAGCACTTAGTTCTTTAACTGCTTCGATTAACAATGCTGTTAGCTTGTCATAACGAACTGTTTTGTAACCAGCAAATGCACTGTCACATACCAATTCAGGAGCAACTGCTTCAACTTCTTGAGCAATAACACCCATTTGGTGACGGGCATCGATGCCTAATGCTAGAGCGGCTGCGTTTGGATCAAATGTAACACCATTAATTGCTTCAACTTTTGCAAGTGCATCAGCAATTGGAACAATGTTTGTTTTTAAACGCAAGTCAGAGAAGTAAGCTGTAACTTCACCAGTAGCAGTGATAGCGCCAGATACTGCAATAGCACCGCCAATGTTGCCACCACTTGTTGATAATGTGTTAGTAACTGCTGTACCAGATACGCTAATACCTGTGCCTGCTGTAACAACTGTAATTGCTGCAGAACCGTCAAAGTTTACACCTTGAATAGCACGGGCTGTTGCTAATGTAGTAGCTGTTGAAGCATTACCTACGACAGCACCAGTGTGTGTACCAGCTGTGTTACCAGTCAATGCGGCT